GTGGATTAATCCACTATTCTCTTTTATAAAGTTATATAAACCATAACTTTTTTCTATTTTTAAAAAATTCATTGTTATGGCAATGTCTGATGCACCATAAAATGTTTCAAATGCAAAAATTATTGTTAACCATTTTTAATGCTTACGTTAAGCATTAAAAATTAATTTAACTTTGCAAAAATATAATGGAACTTAAAACCAATACCAATACTAATTAAGAAAGCTTTAAATAAAAAGCTTCAAACTACTTGATATTCTTGAATTTATTAAAGTCACCAAATTCAAGCTTAATATGACCATGTTTGACTACTTTTGGCAAGTAGTGGTCGGAAACACGAGTCTTCATTTGGTGGAGAGTGGTTGGATATGAAGAAGAAGGATAACCTCAAGGTGTCACTTTCAAGGTAACAACATAGACTTGAATGAGGCCATAACAGATGAAGGATTAATTGATGAAATGATGGAATTTAACATTTTTAATGCTTACATTAAGCATTAAAAATTAATTTAATGTTTTATGGTCATTAATTCCATTTTTAACTGTAATATTTCTATTTCTTTGTTTTTAAGGTCTGTTTGATGCTTTGATTCGTTTAATTCAATTTTCCCGTTTAATAATTCCACGGCGTGTTGTAGTTTTTCCATTTCCGATGTATGTATTAAATTTAAGGTTTCAAGTTTCCTCTCCAATTCTATATTAGTTTTTGTGATGTCTGTTAGGCATCCTCCATACTCCTTCGATAAATCTACGTATTTATCGCTCAAAAGTTTCAATTGTTGGTTTGATAGGACCACTATTTCGTTTGTGGTTTGACCATCTGGTCCTTTAACCTTTAAAAATTGACACTCTAAATCATCTGAAAGATAGTTTTTAAGGTCAAGTTCTACTTTAGATGTATATTGTGGGTCGATGTAAGCATATTTACTTAGTTTTATTTCTAATGGTGACCAAGACCTGCGGTGCTCACCGGTTCTTCTACACAAATCTATGCTTCTTCCATACTTGTAAACCTTATCTGAATTTTTAAAGTTCTTTGAACCTAGGGCTTCTTTGAAAATTTCGTTTTCTCTAAGGTCGTTAACACCACCCAAACAAAACAAATATATACAATGAGTAGAGGTTACATTGCACTTTAAAACATTTTTAACAGATTCAGGGTCTGCTCCACCTTTGATTTGCTTGGAGAGTTGCTCTCGTTGTTCTTGAGTGCCTAGATGAGCCGTGTATATCACTTTCGTAGCCCATTTTCTAAACCTTTCGACAATTGGGTTACCTCGAGAGGTATAGATGACCTTTAATAGACCTTCATATGTTAGAAAGGTTACTCTACCGCTATTACTGTTGTTTGATGCATTCTCATCATTGATTAGAATTGATGGAACAGAAAATATTTTATAATGTAAAGGTGTGGAATAACCTCTTTCTTTATTAAATAAAGTAACCTTGTTAAGGTTCTTCATATCAAATACTTTGGAAATATCTTTAGCCTTAAAAAACACCCTATCTTCGCTTCTTTCTCCTCTCGTTTCAACGTTGTATAGATTGCCTCCATCGTCCATAAATTTTTCAAAATCTTCAAGTTCTATTAAGGGTGGTAAAGGATCATATTTATATACACGGTTTGAATTTAGAGAAGGTAGGTTGGATTTAGACCACTCTTCAGAAAGAAACAGTTTGGCTTTTAAAACCTTCGAAGTAACCACAAGCGGATTATCTTCTAGTTTCATTGCGTACAAGTGATCTTGGTGGGATACACCATATTTCTTGATTACACCTCGAATACTTGGTCCGCAACCTTTGAAAAAAAGTGGATCAAAAGATTTTAGTTCGTCGGCCGAATAATATAGTTTGTTATTGATAGTATATGTATTTGGAGGTACACTTGGCATATTTATTAACTAAAAAATTTTGTTGAAAAATAAAAAGTATAAATTTCGAATTAGCAACATGGTATTAATTGATGTAACCAAGCTGTTTTAATTTTAGATGCAAAAACGGTCCTATATCGCTTAATTTTATGGTGTATGGAACCTCTATTAAATTTATACCGTTTTCTTGGCACATTCGTCTTTTAAGCTCGTCTCGATATTTTTGGTTGGTAGAAGCTTCAACATTTTTATGAAAGAAGGATGTAAATTTATAATGTTGTTGACCATTATATTCTACTCCTAATTTTAAGGCTTCGTTGAAGCAGTCAATTTCTAAATTGTTCCCCGTAACTGGATTTTTTAAAAAGTCGGGTCTAGCCTTTGGAAACGGAGACTGAAATATGGTTTCAAGAAACCTTCTACATTCGATTTCCCCACTAGATTCAGATTTGTTTTCAAGAGGTCTTGTTTGGCCTTTAAACATATAAATATTATTCAAGTTTAAATTTTTGGTCCATCTACCCTTTTGTCTGGTTAACTTTCGATGTATCAAAACCAACACCAGTAAACCGACACAACCAAATAGTAAGGCGTACAAGTACCACGTATCATCAGTACTTTGGAACCACTTTCCAAATATTGAAGAGGGTTTAATTTTACCCTTTCTTTTAGATATGGAATCTTCTAGGTTTTTTCCACCATTAATGTGTCTAGTTTCTCGAAACACGTATTTTTTGCTGGTACTCATCTTTATTATATCCATTTCGGTCCTATGGACCGAAAGGTAAACACCTTTACAAGTATCTCATATCGAGCATCAAGCGGGTATTAGAGTCGAATATGGTACAATTTGTCCTAAAATGCAGAAAATTGATTAAAATTAAAATAAAATAGTTAAAATAATAAATAATACAATGGCTTCTAAACTATCAATGTTGAGAGGAGAAGAGAGAGATAACTATACCAACTACGATTCTGATAGTGATTACGAAGAAGAATTTTACGACAACTACGAACCATACGAAGAGGACTTTGACGACACCAATGGAGAGGACTACCAACCTCCAGAAAAGGAGGAAGAATACAGGCCAAGCATCACCAAACAAAGGGTTCCAAAAATTAAACCTTTTTTTTCTTGGATGAATAGCCCCACAAAAAGTACCGAAACATCGCCAACTCTTGCAAAACCAAAAACATGGTGGGATAAAACCAACACCGTTGGCGACACTAATCGGTTGGTAAACGGGGTTTTAAATTATGCTGCCTTACTACCACCACCACAGAAAAAGGAAGTAGTTGAGGTTAAACAACAACCTAAATCCAAAAAACAAAAGAAAACAAAATCAGCTCAACCACAACCTAAACCAACTGTTCCGTCTGAAAAGGTTAAACAACAACCACAAGATGGTGTACCATCTAAACCAACCCGTTTCTGTTTGTCTGTACTTAAAAAGGCTAAATGCTTCCATGGAAAACAATGTCGCTTCGCTCATGACTATTCCGACCTTAAAGAATGCAACTTTGGAGAAAAATGCAAAAAAATTAAAGTGGTAAAAGTAAACCCCGATGGTACCTTGGAAATTGAAAATAAAAACGATGCTGGATGTAACTTTAAACATGCCAAGGAATCAAAGAACTCTTATTTAAAGAGAGTTCCACAACAACATACATCTCCTAAAAAATAATGGTTTCAACAACCTTTATCCCTTCCCATTTTTCCTTTTATACCCAAAAGGGTATCAAAGGAACAAGGTTAACTTTAATATAAAGTTAAAATAAGCATTAGTATACTATTTTATATTTAAATTGTCCATCGTCTATTTCAACCTTAGAACTGGTCCAACCTGTAAATATTTTGATTTGATTCCATAGATCTTTTTTATTACCATGAGTCGTGTTTGATAGTCGACTCATTAGATCTTTTCTCTGTACAACAACTGGTTCATCTGTATTACGATCACGTTGTTCCTTTAATGTAAGTAAAATATCATCAAAAGCATCTCTTATAGATTCGCTTTCTTCCTCCTCAAGATCTATAGTTTCTGTGTGGTCACCAATATGATATGTTAATTTTTTAATATCTAGAGGAACAGGTTCGGGATCCTCTTCATCTAAGCTTTCATCTAACCTTGTAGTAATAAAATTGTTTACAAAGTCAATACTTGCATCATAATTGTCTACAATAAAGTCAATTATAGCAATTAAATCAGATAATTTTATACCATGAATAAGTTCGTGCCTACCTGTATCATTAAATTTCTCTTTGTATTTAAACATATGTAACATTTTTTGAATATGGTTATCAAGATCCTTAGCGTTATAACATTTTTTTATCCATACATAAAAATATGAATCTTTTTTAGGGTGGCCGGTAGTATAACCACATATACGTTTACTTATCCTGTCTGTTGACCCTGGTTTAAAAATTCGTTCTTTAGCGTATTTTTTAGTTGTGGCTATATAGATCCATTCTAATTTTCGTTCTTTTATGGTTGATCTTCTCATAAATTTGTTGATACGTTGTGCTTTCAATTCAGCCTTTCTTCTAGCCTCAAGTTCAACCATAGCTTGTTTTTCTGCTTGTTTAACTTTCTCTTCCACCTCTTTTATTTTACTATCTTTTATGGATAACCGAGCCACCGCGTCGGCAAGTTGAGATTCAACTTGATAAGAACCATACTTTCGAATACTTGGAAGTATAGTTTTACACACCAAACGTTTAAATTCCTTTGCAAAAGGTGCTTTTGAGGATAGAATCAAAGAATACAAGCCTGTTTCATTTAAATAAAGAAGTTGACCTTCTCTAAATGAAAAAATTTTATGGCCTATTTGAACCTCACCGTGGGGGGGGCAAATTGCCCCCCCCACGGTGAGGTTATTTTTATCCACAATTTCTGAAAAATTAGAACGGTCCTCTTCTTCGGTGAATTTTTTTATCGCATCTTTATAGTCTTTGTAACCTAAAATATCACATACATCTTTACCACAAAAATATGGATCGTTAATTGTTCCACCCAATTTAACTTTATGGTCTTTACCACCAATGTTAATAGTCATATATTCGCGGCAATTATATAAATCTATTAGTGCATTCATCCTTTATTATAT